TGCGCCCTCTGCTACCTGGCTTATGGCTGCTGCCCTGCTACCGTTCTGCTTCACAAACGTTGCGGTTCTGCCTTGAACTAGCGGAAACTCTGGAAACAGCTTTTTGACAACGAGTGCTGGCATCGTTAATTCTATGATTTTCTGGTGCAACGCTGGATACGCAACTGCCCCTGTATCAACCCACGTTAATGCCGATTCGACAAATGCCATATTCAATCAATCCTCTTGTATTTTAGAATAAAAGCACGTAAACTGTTCCGCCGCTGCTTGCCGCTGTGACTGCTAAGCCAATTATGCTTCGGGCATTGTTGATGTCTGTAGCTACTGAAGCATAACTTGTTTCAGTGGGTGCTGTTGACTCAGTTAAAACTTGACCGCTGGTTGTTGTAACTAACTGGTCGCCTACCGCTATTGTGCCGCCGGCTATTGCCCTGCATACGCCTCTGCAGACGACTGAAACGGCTGCGCCGCTTGCCGCGTTGTTGAGTGCGAAACCGATGAAGTGCGCGCTTGGGTTTGTTGTTGGAACTTGAACATTCCAGTTGCTGCCTGGAACTAACTCGAGAGCTTGCCCCATCGTTATAGCCGAAGCCGCAATCATAGTTATTATGTAACGATCAGAAACTAACGGTGATGTACCCTCATAAATTGGTGTTGGATTCAGCGACATTTTTTACCACCTTATTGAAAGGGTGTAAGCTTTTTGCTTGCTTTCAGGATATCCTTGAACCAGCCGTAATTGCCTAAGTCTTTAAGCGCCATTTCGTCAGTTGCAACTATGCCTCTACCGTGCGCTTTGCCTTCAGCTCTTGATGCTTCAGCATCTTCGTCGTCTTCATCATCGTCTGGTTGCTGTAGCTGCTTTTGAAGATCGCTTATTTTTTTGCTCATGCTTCGTTTAGTAGCCTTTTTCGCTACTTCTTCCTGCAAATCATCGATTTGTTTTTGAATAGCAGCCATTTCGTTTCCTGAGCCGCCGCAGCTTTTAACAGCGTCGCTTAATGATTGCAGTTGATCAATAAGCTGCATGTAGTCGTCTTCTTGGCCCTGTGATTCTGGCGGTGCTGTGTTTACTACGCCTTGTGCCTGATGTGGAGAAACATTTCTCTGAGCATTATGTTCAGACAAATGCTTCACTTCCTGTGCTTTCAAATTTTTGTCGTCGGGTTCTTGCAGGTTAACCTTAGAACCCCCATCTTTGTTACCTTGCGATAACCGTAATATACCTAAAATTCTGCTTGGACACGCGCAACCAGCACATCTTTTTTGAACAGCCTCAATTTGAGCTGAATCCATAGCCGCGCCGAAGCCAACAGGCTTAAAAGCCGTGTTTTCGTAAGCTGGCGACGCAACGATGCTGAGTTCACGCACCTTTGGCTTATGTACGATTTCCCAGGCTCCCGGGCACAGATGAATAAGCATACCTTCGCTGCGTGTCGGCTGCTTACACTTACTGCATTCAACATCATCGCTGTCGACTTGAATGCTTACGTGCGTAACGTATTTGCGGAGGATTTTCTCAATGAGTTTTTCGTCGCCGACCTCAGCGCTGAAAAGCACGCGGCCACCATCACGTTTAGCCTCACTGACTTTACCTACAACCATCAACGCGCTCTCTGCGTGATCAACCCGAAGCTGAGCCCCAACCAGGCTTTCTGTTAATACATCAAGGTCTTCTTGAGGTACTTGCCACTTATTCGAATTTACACTTGTGTCGATGGCTACGCCTTCAATGTTAATCAGCTTCTCTTTCAACGCAAATTGAGCATCGACGCCTTCTTTGGCTTTGAAAGGCACAAAATAATGTAGCTGCATTATGGAGTCACCAGGATTCTTTTGCCCTGCGCTTTATACGCGAATTCTTGGTAAGCTCTGAAGCTTTGCCAATCTTCAAGCATACTCTTCTTAGGCATGTATCCTTTCATTCGCACCTTCACTGATTCAGGCAACTTCTGATAATCCGGGTCGTCAGGCTGCCACTGAACCGCAATTCCCTTGCTGAGAGCCGATTTCACAATCTTCTCAGTGATGTAGGCGCGTGCCTTAGGATCACTGTACGCTTTTCTGTTCTTGATTTGGCCCCAGTAGCTCAATGCGCCACGTATATGCGCCTTATCAACAGGATAGTTAAAACCCACAGCATCAGCAAATTGGCTATCAGGAATATTCTGGTACTCTTTAGGCTTTGTTAAGTTAGCGTTTGAGCCACGCTTATACCCGTATTTTTTCTCTCGAGCCTCAATCTGCTCTTCCAACTTTTCATGTTCACTCATTTTAAATCACCTTATTTTAGAAGGAATTTATGATAAATTCGGCTGAAACTATGAAACGTTTGAAATTTGCATGTACGCGTTCACGACGCGGCGTCGATATTCGTTCCATGCTTTGAAGTCCAAGAGCAGTTGGATCTCGCCTTTCAAGTGTTGATCCAGCCATTTCCGCACTTGCTCACGTGTTTTGAATGTTTCTTTTTCAAACGTGTAACTCTGAATCTCCCAGCGATCTGAACCCTTAATCTTTCCGACGGTGATTTTGACGCCCTTCTCAAGTTCTTTAACGCGGAATTTCTCAAACTTATCTGGGTCAGCGACTCTATAGCGCCAAACCGTTGTTCCTTCGTCTAAACCGGGCATTTAGTCGCCTCTCCCGATTTTTTCAACAACTGCGTTTGCAACGTCTTCAGGCTTCAACTGTTTAACCTTATTTTTAGCGGGAACAGGCATGCCGGGCGGCATTTGCGTTCCTTCAGGAAATTGTTCAGGGAAGCCAAGTTGCATGCGCGCTTCGGAAACTGTGACTATGCCGTTTTCAACCAAGTTAACGAGGTAAGCTGCCTTATCCTGCAGTGGTGCTTCCCAGATTGGTCTCCATTTGATCTTGGGAACTTCAACGCCTTCGCCGAATTCATGGTTGATTAGCTGCTTAAACAGGTCAGTTTCCAAGATACCGCTGAGTATTTCCTGCATCATCCGCAACCGCGTAACGTACTCTTGCATGACGACTTCAGCTGTTGATTTGTTTGTTCCTTCCGGCTCTGACATGAAGATTTTTGGAACGCCCAAGACAGCTTCGCGTTGCTTGTACAGGTAATCGAGCCAGAACTGAATGTTAACATCCTTCGTGAGTGATGGAATCACATCGACAGCCACGTCGCCGCGAACAAAAACGTCAGTGGCGGGTTTGCGGTCTTGAAAAGCCTCCATGAGCGATTGAAGCTGAGCATCGCTGAAAGGCCTCTCAGGAGTGCCAGCCTTCACCACGAGCATCGGCTTCGAATAGGTGTGAACGATAACAGCCATGTCATCCTCAAGCTGATCAATCAACGCCTGAACCTTCAACAAGGGCCTAAGAAGGCTTGTGCCGTAAGAGAATTCGTACCACCAGCTTTTAGCGCCCCAACGGAAATGCACCATATCCTGAGCCTCAAAAGCCACTGGCGGAAAAGTCAACAACTGAATGTACCCGAAGATGTCTCCGTACTCGTTGCGGCGAACACGCAGATGCACGGGATCCAACGGTTTAAGCCACGCAACTTCACCCGTTTCTTCGTCCCGGCAAATCTCGATGAACGCATTGCCAAACACCAGTATGTCCGTAGCCACAATACGCAGCGTATGCAGAATATTCTGTTCATCAAGCCAATCCGTAAGCCACTGGCGAGCGGTGTCATCTCCGCCGTAAAGCTCAAACCCGTTGCTTATGGCAAGATTAACCGTGACATCGATTGCTGCTTTAATGTACGGAGTAAAATTGTATAAATCCTTGTACTTCGGAAGGTCCTCAATCGGAACGGCTCCCCAGACACGTTCCCAAACAGCAGAGTAAGGCGGCGTAACGAAGCCGGCGCCGCTGCCTTTAAGCATGTACTTTGAAACGTAGCCCCACAGCTGATTGTCTTTTTCCCAAGTAACGGGAATTTCGTCTTTAATCTGCTGCTTACTGATCTCGGGCGGCACATTTCTCTGAGCAACAAACCTGTTTTTTACGGCTTGAAATTCTTTACGCAGTTTTTCAGTGAAACTCATAATTTATCACCTTTAATGCTGAAGCATGACAGCACCCTTACCGGGCAGAGGCGCTTGCACAGCACCATACACAGCCAAAGCCATGCTCCAGAAAACGTCATCATGCCCACCCTCAGGATGGCTAAAGCGCAGGTGTCCAGTTTTCATAAGTTCATATTTTTCAATGTTCAATTCAGCCGTTAAATCGATATCTTCAAGCTTCCTAGCGGGAACGTAGGGAATTTTGATTTCAGTATTTCGCATTTTTTCGCGCAGAATTGTAGCCATCTCCTCTTTAGACTGAACTGTGAAGGTTACTCCGGTTACACCTTGGATTCCGCTATGAACCATGTCTTCAACAACATAGTTACCAACGCCCGTGACGTCGCCGTATACTGATCTGATCGTTCTCCAACGATCTTGCAGGCTCTTAACGTAGCCGATAACACTGGCGTATTCAGTATGCAATGGAAAACGGTGAACATGAATTACCCGCAACATGGAGCCTTGCTTCTCGACCAATAGGACAACGCTGAAGTCTTGTTCTTTTCCAAAGTCAACGCCCGCATAAAACTCGCCTTGGGGCTGAGCTTGAAAATCATAAGGTGCCAGTTGGCTGTCGATGCAGCTGACGATTAGGCTCTGAGTTAACCAGGCGTCAACGTCTTCCACGAATTCAGCCATAAACTCCCGCTGGAAACGTTCAAACGGCAGTTGACTGCGCATTTCGTCGATGAAGCTTTGTTTGATTAGGCCGCTTTTGACGACTTCTTCGCAGGTTATGGTGTGCTTGCTGAATTCAGGCGCTTGGCACATACGATAATAGACGCTGTCTTTGCTCCAGGGGGTGCTGCTGGCGATTAATGCGCCATCTGTGGTGCTAAGCATGGGATAGAGGACATTATAGAAAACAAGCTTGTCATCCTTAAAGAATGCACTTTCATCGGTAATGACTTGGCTAGCCGAGTACCCTCTTAGGAGCTGGGGACTGTTGGGCAAGGCGATGATTCGGCTACCATTTTTGAAGCGAACGGTCGTACGCTGCAACTTCTCAACAAGCGCCTGCCTCCTCTCTTTGGGAAGCTCACCTAAAAAATCTCCGATGCGGTCAGACATAATCATGCTTTGGCGGAGGGTAGGAGCCACAATCAAGGTCAACGTCTTCGGGTAGGCGCATGCGAACCAAATCGCCCGCAAAGCAATGCAGGTAGTTTTACCCGCTTGCCTGCTCCACCGTACCGCAACACGTTTGCTCTTGTCCCGGAGAAGGCTAGCCTGATACTCTTTGACCTGAAACCCAAAAAATTCTCGCGCGAAAACAACAGGATCTTCAGGCACAGTAATGCTCAGGGGAGCTGTTTCAGGTGCCTTCTGACTGTCTTGGTGACTCGCTACCAGCAACCGCCGTAACCGTGACCGCTGCAGCTGTTTTATTGAGCATCGCCTCCAACTTGTCTAAGTCTTGGTCAATTTGTCGTTCATCGATTCCCTTGGCAATGCTGTTAATAATCTGGGCTGAATATGTGGCAATTCTAGCCCAAAACTGCCTCTCAGCAATCGTAAGTTGCCGCTCGACCCCACTTTCATCCACAACTCGCTTAACTCTACCGCGAGCGTAATCAGAAGCAATCTCAAAAATCTCCTCAAGCCGCACAATTAACTTCTGCCGCGTCCTTTGAGTATCAACATGCAAAATGCGCCGCATCCTGGAAAGACGCAGAGATACACGCAACCGATTATCTAAACGATAACGCAAACCCTCTCCTCCCTACTATTTACAACCCAAATCAATCAGTAAAAAGCATTGTCAAACCAAACGGCCTATCGTTGAAGACTCCCTCTTCCACGCGTATCGATAAGGACTTCGCCTTTCTCAACGTCGGGCACAAGATGAACTTCGATTGGCTCGTTTAACTGCGCCATCACATCCATTCGCGTAATTTTAGAAATCACTTCGCTGATTTTTCTGTCATAGTGGCTGTTACGTAGAATTATGCCTCGAATTTTTCTTTCCTGCACTTTGTTAACGTTTCTTTTGTGCATAATACCATCTCAACGCCACTCAAAGGCGGCGAAACGAAAACGACACGACCCCTTGGCAAACTACAATTGTCTAGTTCTTTTTGAGTCCTGCCAGGTAGCTTCGGACTGCTTCTTTGACCAGTTCTGCTCGCGAGGTGTAGCCGAGGCTTTGGCTTCTTCTGACGCGGTCGATTTCTGCCACGAGCTCTTTTGGCAGCTTGACTGTGACCCAGTCGGAGTCTGTCATTGTTGTGTCATCTTTGACACACACGTGTCGTGGGTCATATTTAGGCATTATCAACACTAACCGCTCAATCGTTTACCATAAAAGTTTGAAACCCTCAACAGTTTAAACAGTTAAGTTTAAATCTCTGTTACTCACAAATGAATCATAAGTGACATAGACATGTCATCTGAAGAAACTAATTCTGACGAGTACACAACCGTAAGACTGCCAAAAGAAATCATGGACGAAATAGACCAAATCATCAAACGTGGAATAAGAGGATACAAAAGCAGATCCGAATTCATAAAAGAAGCCATAAGAAAAAGATTTGAGGAACTAAACATTCCACAGCCCATGCCAAAGCTGGTGCCCCCTCTGGAACATTTTAACGTAAGTGAAGAAGGGGTCAGAATTCTTGACAGAACACTCCCCAGCAAAACATCAACAGGAAGAATAATAGACGTTTACTTCAAGCCAGATACCGTTTGGTGCGATTACTGCCAATCAAGCAACTGCCAACACACCAAATTCGCCCTCGATCTTCCAGCAGTACAAGAAATCTTAAACAAAAAAGGCTGGACCATAAAAGCATAAAAATTATGCAAATTAGCCGTAGGCATTGATTTTGGCATCATATTCATCAAAAAAAGAGAATCTGTCTAATAATATTGGAAACTTGGCTAAATGCTACGAGTAACAAAGGATATATTGATAGTTTTTATTAGGTCAAAAAAATAAATGGTAGGGCTATTGATCGGAATATTGTTTTAGTAAATTTTGCAGAATTTGATTTCAATTATTCTCTTATTTCTCAATGCTCGACTGTTTGAACGCAAAATGAGCTTGGTTTACTCCTGACTCAGAAAAAAGATATAAGCTTCCAAGTTAGCTCTTTCTTGGAGAAGGTTTTAGTAATGAAAAACATCGCCAAAGTTAGCATATGCCTTGTTGCAATGATT